TGTGGATCCACTTAAAATAAAATAAATTAAGGAACTTAGAAATGCTAAGTCATGTCTGGGAGAACAGGATCCACGGTTTGTTTTATGGTTTCTGCGATTTCGTCCGCTTTGACAACGGGAACTGATAGGGCGGGTTGGTAGATTGGTGATCTGACCATTCCGGTTTGGTTAATTGGTATTGGTGAAGAGTAAGATATGTTCATTGTAACGATAAGTTTCCCTACTGTGGTGCCGATGGCGGGGGTGGCCCCGGTGGCATCAAATAGGTCAAACGTGCTGATAGTTAGTTTGCCGAACCCTTCGCTTCTAGACTGGTTAAGTTCTAGAACATTCCAAGCGACTGTTGGGTATTCGGAGTTTTGTGACAAACTATAGGTTGAGTAGCAATATTTCTTGCCAGTCCTTGGAGCCCATCTCATCACATTAGATGGTGATGATACGGGCACTATGAGGCTGGATGGTGCGTTGACGAATTGGTTGATAGTTGTCTGATATGACTCATCAAGGGGATCGTCGATTACTTTGATTGCTACATTTCCTCCCCACGTATATGGGACTGATGGCATGTATTGGTATTGAATGTTGGCGATGTTGAAGTACTGGTATAGGTTGGAGAATTCTTTGCACCCCCAGAAGGCTGAGGATAGTGTGTCTCTCGTAGCTAATGCTTCTGTTGGATCCGTGGCCCTCGCCGCTGAATATTCAACGTGTGAGAGTAGGAGTCCTCGTGATCCAGCTTTAACTTCTAGCACAGCCATGCATTTGGTTGGCTTAACGTTTGGATTTCTGAACATCGTGATGTCACGTGCAAGTGACTTGGGTTTAACTGACTGCTTAATTACCATTGATACGAACTAACGTCCATTGAAGCGTTGGTGCCAGATGCCGGCTGCCCGAATTGTAGTCCGGGAGCAATAGCCGTTATGCTGGTTACGTCACCAATTGTATTGGTAAAATTTGACTCGGGAGCGTAAGTTGTGGAACTCACTTGGGCGGGTTGTTGCCCGCCGCCGCCTCCTCTGCCGGTAATACTCATCAATATGACGAGGGTCAATATTTCGCTAATTGGTAGATCGGGAAAGGCAGATAGAACTGCAGCGCTGGCCTTCTTTGCGTCGGCCTTAATTTCTTTATAAGAAGCGCTCTGTTTCATCTTGTCCTTGCGTACTTTCGCACTCATTGCTTTCCTTTGCCGAACCGTCCCTAGAGTTTTCTTGGTTTTGTTGTATCGGTACGAATTCCTCAGAAATTTTGATATTCCCAAGGTCGTTCGCTTGTCCATGTTTCGGACTTTGTCGTCCATGTAATCGTCCATGTCCATGTATAGGTCCTTTTGGGCTTTTACTAATTGTTTTTCCGAGTGTGTGCTTCTGTGTTTTGCCGGCATCTTCTTGCTTTGTATAACGAGCCGTCGGTTCACCATCAATATAGTAGCCAGGTCTGTCTAACCTGACGTTATCGAAGCATGGGTAGGGCATGCCTTCCTCCATGCATTGATGTATAGTGGACACATCCGACGGCTCCATGCCAGCTAGCTCAGCGAAGTCAGCCAGATAATCGGTCCATGCGCCTTCTTGTGGCCAAGGGCCTTGATTGTACTTGTACTTATCGTCGGTGGTTAGGAACTTTAGATCTGGAGTGTGCTTGCGTAATATTGTCTTTGCCCACGCCCCAACAATGGGGGTGTTGGCGTCAGTTACTATTATGCCTTGCGCTTTGTTTGCTGCTGCTACGTTGGGGTCGTTGGACGTGCTATAAGCGATATGTAGTCGCGTTAAGATGCGTCCAGGATGGTGAAACGAGTCGTTGCTAACAAGTATGTTAGGGAAAACACGGGAGAGGTAGATAACTGGCTTAGTGCAAGGCGATTTGTTCACTTTGACTTTGAGGCCCATCGATTTTGCGGCCTTAGCTATCATACATCTAGTATCGGTGATTGAATCATCTCCGTATTTCGGACCAAGATTCGCGAACGATTCTTGAGTGGTCAGACCTGCTAGTCGCAGTCCAACGTACGCCGCGAAGGCGTTGACCAGGGTGTTACCCAGAGTGGTATTAGCACTCCCTGATAATCTAGAAGTACCGACTTTGTATCGGTGTCCTAGGGACGTTTTGGATGGGCAGTTTATTTCCGCATCAAATAATTCCTTCAATTTTCGTCTGTGTTGTGGTAACATCATGTTGCACATAATTTTCTTCTCACAGAATCTCACGTCTGAGCTTAATGTACCATCGAATTTTGAGAAATCGGTCTCTAAGATTTCGCTTCTATCTTTGCAATACGTTCTTAGCTGTTGAGCTATTTCCACGGGTTTGAGCCCGGGAGAGTAGAAATCGAATTGTTTCAGGTGATCACTGATCACTAGAGTAAAGGTGCTGAATTCGTAGTTATGTTGTGCGTTGGGGTTGGAGATGTTGCGAGCGGGGCCGGCCTGAGCTAAGGGTTCATTCTTAGTAAAAGCTTGGTTGCGCGTTTTCACATTAACATCGTCTTTGCATTGTTCATATCTTCGTTTCTGGCTGGGAGATACTTGTTTATCCTGTACTCTATCCAAGCCACAAGGTGAGAGTAAGCGGTTCGGCTTGATCAACTCGATGAACTCATCGAGGTAATCCTTCTTGTAGACTTTTGGCATCTTTATATGGCATGCTACTTCCGTAACTCGTTTAGTGACTGAGTCCGTCTGGTTTTCCAGGCTGATCGCTGGAACTAATGCTGGGTTGCATAGTGGGTTGTCCATCACTTGATGTGCATGGCCCGGAGGTTTCCCTTCGGTTCCTGCGTCACACGTTTGAAGTCTTCCAAAACCTTGGATGGTTTTGATGTTCGTCTTAACGATCTGAAAGATTCGACATCCGTCGATCGGTTCAGAGATGACAGCTCCAATATCGCCTATCGTAAGCTTATCACCTTTGCGTTTAGCAACCGCGCGGCACCTATCGTATTCCATTTTAGATAACCTAAAGCTAGTGACGTCATCCACATGTTTGATCATATAATGGTCCTCCTTGTCGTAAAAGAGATGGTCGTTCTCTTTGTGAATGCATGAATAATCATCCTCGGTTTCAATGTTCAGGACTCTTAAGAATAAAGGCCCTGCTGTAACAGTGGCATAACATTTGCATAGGATCAGTGATCTTGATGCTGAAAGCACCTTTCGGTGCGTCTCGTAGATGTACGTCGTTGGTACTCCCGC